AGATACTCTTGAGAAAGTATCAGACTCTGGTGGATTAAAGTTATCATCTTTTATTAATGATTTTTCTAAACCTTGATCTGTTTCTTTAATTTTAAATACTTGACTGTTGTAAGTTTTGTATTCAAAATATAAAACCTGTATAGTGTTTGGATCATAAGTTGACCAACCATACATAGTATCTCTGTTTCCAACTTGCTTAGATATCTTTTCTAATTCTTTTTCTGTTAAGTCAGGAAACTCTTTTGCTATTTCAGATATAGTTAAAGATCTAACTTCACCAACATAATATATGTCTTCAAAGTTTGGATCTTCTGTATATGAAAATATTATTCTAGCAGGATCAACATAATCAATTGTAATTCCATTAGCTTTGTTCCAGTTTGTTTTAACTGCTCCAATACCTAATGTAACTAAATCGTAGTTAAATCTTTTTCTTATGTTATCAAATTTGTTTTTAGCAAGAACGTTATCTATAACTTCTTCTTCTGCGATTTCTACAGCATGCTTATAACTTAACTGCATGTGCATATCTAATTCTTCTTCGTTCTCTGGTAAACCTGCAGGATTAGGACTTTGATATAAATCAAGACCTAATTTAGTTTTTAATTCTTCTAAATAAGGCTTAGCTAACATGTCTTCATATATAGCTGTAGCGTAGTCTGTTCTTTTCTTTAATGATACAGGATCTTGAGCGTTAGCTTTTATTTCAAAAACTTTATTTGACATACCGTTAACAACTATGTCAACAAACTTAGATAACACAGGAACTGGTTTCCAGTCTAAATTAAGATAAGACATATCACCATTAATAGCTAATTCATCTTTATACTTCTGAACTGGTTGTTCTCCTCTAGCATATAATCTTAAACTATGAAATCTATTATATGATGTAGCAAATCTAGTTCCATTACCGCCTTGTCTCCACCACTCGCCTTCAATAGCTTGAGCAACTTGCTCTCCATACTTCGAAGTGTTTTTAACTTCGTCTGGCACTACTTGGCTAGGAAAAGAACTGTTTGGATTTGTATATACTTTCATTTACTTAATTATTTTTGATAATTCACCTTTGTTATTGTATCTTTTTATACCAAGGTCTATAGCTGTTCTTATCTTTTTATTTACCGGAGCATATCTGTTTTTATTACAAGCCATTATAGCAAGTCCAGAACTTATAGACGCATCATATTTTGTTCTACTAGTTATGTCAAAATTAGCCCAGTCTTCTAATGTTCTTTGGAAATACATATCTCCATAATTATCACCATCATAACCTACTGCGTTTTCAATATAAGTTTCAATTGCTGCAGCATGTGCCTGTATTATGTCTTGACTAGAGTTAGGTATTCCACCAATCTCTCTTTCTGTTACTGATAACTTAGCATAGACTTTATCTGGTCTATTCATACTAAATCCTCTGTAACCTCTTCTTCTAAAATGATATAACAATCTAGGTTTATTATTCTCTGCTAGTATTGGCATACCATAAAATATGCAAGCCATTAATACATCTTCAAAGAATAATTCAGCGGTCTGTGGGCGAGCGATATACTCTAAGAAAAAATGATCAGCAGGAGCATCTTCCATACTGAACTTAGTTAAACCACTTAAAGCTCCTTTAGAACCTCTGCCATCTACTGTACCTGATATATCATAACTATCACAACCAAAAGCACCCATGTGCTCATTACCTGGATATTTAATACCATTTTTAATTATAAATCTGTTTTGTAAGTTTGTTGGTGGCACCCATGTTATAAGAAATCTACCGTTTTTATTAGGTGAAAAAACCACTCTAGTATCGATGATACCATTTTCCCATTGGAAACTTCCAGCAGTTACAACGGCGGCAGATGATGCTTCTTCGTTGTAATCTATTTGCTGATATATTTTAGTTAAGTTAAATAAAGACATTTTAGACTCATCTCTAAACGCGTGCTTAGTAGTACGTGGAAACTGTCTATAAAATTCATTTAATCCATCTTGATCATCCTTAAGACCTTCTACTTCATTTTCCCAATATTCGACAACGCCAATTTTGATTGGTGTTCCGTGAGGTCCGAGTAAAGGTTTGTTTGGTGTGTCGAAGACAGGAAAGCCATAAGAATCGATGTATCCTTCGTAATTCCATTCCATAGGAATGAACAAAGAATAGAGTCCTGAACGTGTTTGTCCATTGGCATTTCTTTTATTAACGTTTGAGTCATCATATAGTTTTTTAAAGTTTCTACCACCTTTGTCTAGAGCATTTGAAGTACTACCCATAAGGCATTTACCAATTACTCTACTACCTAGTCTTAATGTAGTTTTTGTAACTCTCCAGTTATTTAATATATTATTTGGTCTTTCCCATTTACCTGATTCATCATGCACTAATAGTTTTAGTTTCTCACCATCATAAGCATTGTCTCCAGTATTCTTCCAATCAATAGTAGTGTCAAGACCAGCAAGATCTTCTGGTTTATCTGTAGATACTATAGACCTTCTTGTAAATTTAGAAGCTGGTACACGGTAAGCTAATTCAGTTTTAGGACGATCCATACCGTCTTGTATTGGCTTAAAAAAGAAAGGATAATTAACCGATATTGGTACTATCTTATCAGTAAACATTTTCTTAGCATCTGCACCAGATTTAGATAAAACTCCAAAACGAGCATCAGTTGATATTGTAGCCATGTCAACCGTAATTCCAGATGCCATAAAAGAAAATCCAGAACGTCTGTTTTTAAGATAAGACATTCCGTAGCATCTATTATCAGCTCTACAAGCTTCCCAAAATATAAAGAACAATCTATTTGATTCTCTAAAATCTGGTTGACCTACGTCAATCTTAGACCATTGTAAGTACATGTAATGACTACCGGTAATATAAGTAGGTGTTTTTTTATTGTTATACCAAAAACCTTCTTCGCGGTACTTAAACTCATTATCAATGTAATCGTAATATTTTTCTTTGAATTCTTCTGGATATTCTCTCCAGTCAAATACTGTTTTAATTCTTTGTAATTCTTTTGGATAATCAAACCTATTCCATCTGTTATCTTTAAACACGTGTACGTTATCAGCTTTAGGTAAAGCTATTTTAAGGTTTTGTATTTCATAAATATCTCCAATTTTTCCTGTTCTAGATATAACAACCATATCGTGGTCTTCGTTATATCCATATTCCCACTTGCTATATCTATTCATTCTAGATATTACTTTAGGCTTAACATGGTTAGGTAATATTTTATATAGACTTTGCTCGTACATTATTTAGATCTTCCTTCAGCAAAACCACGAAACGTAGTTTCTTTTTTAACTTCTTTAGGTTTTTCGTCTAGCATATCTTGTTCAGCTGTAATACGATTAAGTATTTCAAAAGCATCAAATATAGCTAGTTTTTTTGTTGCAGCAGCGTTTTTTAATCTGTCTGCTGATATGTCGTCATCTGAATCTACAATAGCTTCTTTAGCAACTTTAATAAGTTCCTCAACAGCTACGTGTCCAGCTTGGATTATATTCTTCTTCGTTTCCTTGGTATTCATACTCTATAATAATATCATTTGATTTCATACAATAAAGACGATCTTCGTCTATAATAAATTCCCATTCTCTGTTAGATTTATAACCTACAAGATCTCCTGGGTTAATTCCTAGCGCTTCTAAAGAACTATTACCAATTTTTAATATACCAATATGCTTTTGCTCAATATCAATCGTTAGATTGTCAACGTCTTTTATAGGTTTAACAAAGCATCTTTGACCAATAGAAAACCACTTGTTGTTTCTTTTGTATAAATATACTTGGTCTGGCTTACAAAAATATAAATCTTCTTTAAAATATTGGCCACTGTTTCTATCTTTGCCTTTTACATCATACCATCTTCTAAAGATATTATGATGAACCATTACTTCGTCTCCAACTTTTAATATTGTTTTAAACGCTAATGGTACAGCAACTATAATAGCTTGTTTGCTAACTAACTTGTGGTCTTCAATACTAGTATTTAGTACTAAAGTTTTATCTCCAACTTTTTTCTCATTATTATACCTACCCTCTTTAGGAGTTATAATAAAATCATATACACTATTCATTAATACTCTAAGTCGTATTCAACGGAGATAGCCATGTTAGAATTAAATTTCTTCCATGGCATTACTTCGTTTTCTTTTTTAATGTATATGTTATAAGAATTATCAGATTTATTTAAAGTAATACTACTGATAGTATGACCACCGTAAACTGGTTGACCTACAGAGTAATGCATTGCTTCGTTTTTATAGTCCGAGCCTATACTTATCTTTCTTATAACAGATTCCATGTTACTTTACCTCTTCAGTTTCTACCTCAGGTACAATCTCTTCGTAGGTTCCGTCTTTCAAGTTAATGTTAACTTGTCCGTACTTCTCTTCTAATTCTTTTTTAGTTTCATTTAAAGCATCATTGTGCTCTTTTAATGATCCTGAAATTTCAAATTTCTTTGCTTCTAAAGATCCTAAATCAAAAATAACTGTTTGGATTTTTCCTTGTTGTTCAGTGATTGTCTTTAGTTCTTTTTCTGTAATTTTTTGTTCTTTACTCATTTGATTAAATTTAAATTGTTATTATTTGTTTTACTTATTATTATTATTACTTATAGTTTTGAATTTTTCCGCTCCTCGTGAACCAAAGTACGCTACGTACACTGTTGTTACTAAAGTTTTTAGTAAGCCTATCCACTCTTGTTCTACCGTAAAAGATATCTCATGATGACTATCTACCCATATAAAAGCTATAGTCATTATAGATAAAAAAATTAAACACATTGGTCTAGTATTCTTAGAAAGCCATGAATCGCTTTTCATATCGCTTTCCCAACGCTTTGTTGTTTCTTTCATTTCAATCATGTCTTGTTCTAATAACATGAGCGCTTTTTCTTTATCTTCTGCCGGTAATGCAGGATTTTTTTTGATTAAGTTCTTAACTAATCCAAATAGACCAGCATCAGGCAATACATTGCCAGCTAAATCTAATATACCAGGAGCGGCTTTGCTTAAAAACTGCCCTACCTTTGTTTCGTTAAACTTTTTTTTCATAACTTGTTAAAATCATCAGTCTTACTATAGGCCTCTTTCTCCCATGGTAAATTAGGATTACCCTCTTTCATTTTAGAACGAGGGTATGTTTTACCTTTCCAGTATACAGCGCTGTCATCGTAGTCTAAATCTCCACGCTTAACTTGGTCTATATGAACTTCTTCATGGTCTATAACACTTTTCTCAGCTTCATCACCTAGGTTTTGAGCTACTAATATAGTACCATTTTTATTACCTTTGCCTAAAATACCTTCGTCTAGTTCTCTCTCGTATATCGGGGAATTACTTTGGAATGGTGCTTTTAGTTTAAAAGCCATTTATTTTTTCTTTTTATGATATGAACCTCTTGACATTCCTCCTGCGCCTTCTCTTGTATCTTTAGCTCCTGCCATTACAGCTTCTGCTGGATCAACTGCCGAAGCAACAGATGGTTTTCCTATTTCAGAACCATATCCTTTGTTTAAATTATTTATCGGTGAAGCACTTCTGTGAGGCGCGTCACCGTGCGCAGCGTGTGGTCCTTTTTCTACCGAATATCTTGACATACCTTTTTTATCAGATATATCATTTTCTAAATAATGCATTCTAGCTTTGCTAGATAAGTCTTTGTTGTAAGCTTCTTTTGCATCATATTTTTCTGCAGATTTCATACTGCTACCATGCATGTGTTTGTGTATTGCGTGTCCCATTTTTATTTTTTGAATGTTATGTTAATGCTATTATTGTTCCTGCTGTTGTATCTGTTCCTACTGCCCAAACTCTAACTACTGCTAAAGGTATTAATGCTCCTGGTTGAACATTTAATAATTGAACGGTGTCTCCACCTGCTGTGAGAACATTAAAATCAGATTCTGTAGTATCTCCGTTATATATTTGAAAAGCTTTTGGTTGTCCACCAGCTTGTGATCTATCAGTAAAGTCTTCGTCAGTTGCGTTAAATGTAAATGTACAACCACCAGTACCGGTGTTGCCAAATCCTGCAACGGCTCTTATAGACGCTTGATCAAATATAACTGTTCTACCAACTAAAGAAGTAGCTGAGAATTTACCAGCAGTTGCTACTGTACAAACTGTTGCATCACCACCACCACCTATAGTAAGCGTAAATGTTAAAGGTGTTCCGCCTGTTTGGTTCATTATATCAAATATAGTTCCACCACTTGCTGTTATAGCTTGATCAGCAGCTGCAGTAAAACCAGTTGTTGTATCAGCTGTTTCATCTAGTAAAGCACCAACTAAAGCTCTAAAACCAAAGCTAAGACCGTTATTAAATGGCATACCGTTAACTTGGTATATAGCATAAGCTTCGGTTCCGTTAGGAAATAAATCCAAATTAGCTCCAGATCCATCAGGATTAACTATACTTAATGTAGTATCGCTATCTATTGCTCCTACAATACCTAGAGTGTTAGCTGTAGTATTATAAACTACATCACCAACTTGAACACCTTGTCCACCAAAAGCAACTTGATTTTGATTAGAACCAGTTTGTAGTGTTTGAGTAAAACCACCAATAGATGGATTAACTTGAATAGGTCTAGTTGTATCTATTAATTTGTTTACTACGTTTCCGTTAGCAGTTCCTGAAAATTGTAATTCAGGTCCTGGAATATTGACATCGTCGTCTGGTATAACCATAACGCCGTTTGTCAGTGTGCTTGGATTTATTATCATGATTTATTTATTTTTTAAAGGACTAGCCAATTTTACTACCTAGTTGCTTTTCTGTTTTCTTAAGTTTCTTAATTTTTCTAACTTCTCTTTTGCTAGCAGGCTTATCTGCAGTTCTTATTTTATCTGTTGTTTTATCGTCAGGATCACCAAGATATACATCTTTTATGCTGCTTCTTTTATTTTGCATTTTAACAATTTGCTTAGCAGTTTTGTTACCTTTTTTAATTTTTCTAGCAGTGCCATCATCTTTTCCAAGACCAAAATATTTTGGATCTTTTCTAGACATTCCTTGATCTTCATAACCATCATCCCCAGGGAATTGTGGTTCAAAGGTTGATTTTAACATACCCTCATCATCTCCAGCAAATTTCTTTGGATCATTATAATTAGGTTGAGTTCCAGGATCTCCAGGAGCTCCTATGTTTCCGCTTCTAGATTCTTCAATTGAAGATATTTTTTCAGCAGTAGATTTATCTTCTATGTCTTTCATAGTAAAACCTCCAGCTCTAAGAGGAGAAGTTTTTCTTGATATTGGGTTGTTTGATTGCTTGAATGCCATAATTAATATTGTTCTGCTAGTTTAGTTATTGGTCCTGCTTTATAAGGTACGTGAGCTAATTTTAGTTTCATACCATGCGCTCCATTACTAGCGCCTTTGCCGTGTAATCTACCGTGTTGATCTAATGGTCCATCCCATACTTGAGATTCACCAACTATTCCTACGGAGTTGTTTTTAGAAGCCTCAGTGTGAGCTATGTCTTCTATCATGTTTAAAGGTGATTTTTTCATAATTTTAGTTTTAATATATTTCTTCTTGATCCATGCTTCTGTCAAATGATCCTTGCATAGGATTACCGAACATTCCACCAGCTGCTTGTTGAGCGCCTGGAGCGAATGGAGAAGCTATAGTTTGTGCGTTAGGTTGAGCATTTAATAATTCTGGTTCTTCTTCTTGTCCACCATCAAAAGCTTGAGGAACAGTTCCCATTTGCGTTTCTGGTTGTATTTCTATAGGAGTTTCAACAGCTGTAGGTCCTTGGTTTTGTTTAGATAACAAAGACTCAACTTGGTTCTCAAGCTTACCTACTCTTTTTTTAATTCTTTTAGAATTTTTTTTATTTCTTCTCCCACTGAGTGCGCCAGCAGCTCCTAAGGCTAATCCTATAAAATTTACTGGGCTATTGCTCATCTTTCTTTATCTTTATTTACGTTATAGATAGCTTGTGTCAGAACTTTGTCTGTATAACTATCTCCTTTAATTAATTTATTTCTTCTCTCACTAGAAGGTATATCATCTTCACCTAACATGATTCGATACATTTTACTTATAAGTTGTTTACACTTGAAGGAAACTTTATAGATATTGTACTTTTGAGTGGTTCTGTTTCTATTTCGCCACACGACTATCCAGTCGTTTTTAAGTAATCTGTTCCAGCGTCTATTATCCCAACTATAAGAATATGTACCTATTTCAAAATCATGCTTAGTAAAAAGATCCATACAATCAAAATAAATTAATAATTCAAGATCAGCGTCATTTAAATCGTTGTTTTTACAAGCCCATTTACGTATTATACGATAATGTTTTAGCAAATTGAGATCTTTTAAATCTCTTGCCGTTAGCTTTTTCATAAAACAACGACAACGTTTTCTTGTCTGATAACGTGATAAGGTTCTTTATTTATTTCTATTCTATGTGATGATGCTTTATCAAAGTAAATTATATCTTTACTTT